AACCCAAAGATTGCAAGAGCATCTTTTACCATCTGAAATTGAGTATTTGAAGGAAAAGTATAAATGATTGGATTTAATCATCTAGGTCGTCATGGTCGTTTGGGAAACCAAATGTTTCAGTATGCAGGTCTTCGTGGCATTGCTGCACATCGTGGATTTGATTTTGCTATTCCCCCCAGCGATTTTAAAGATCCTTGGACAGACCATCAACTGTTTGAAGCATTCAAACTAACTGGTCTTACAAACATTGCTGTTGTTCCTGGACCTTATGTTCAGGAAGCATCATTCAAATTTGATGAGAACCTATTCAACAATATGCCAGACGGGCATAATGTTTATGGGTATCTTCAAACTACAAAGTATTTTAATCATATTGAAAAGGAGATACGTGAAGATTTTCAATTCAAGAATGATATCCATGGACCATGTAAAGAATTAATTGACAGTGTAGAAGCACCTATTGCTTTGCATGTTCGTCGTGGTGATTATCTTGTAAATTCAGATAACCATCCACCATGCCCAAAAGAATATTACGATGAAGCACTATCGAGATTTGATCCTTCTCGTAACGTTGTTGTTTTTTCTGACGATCCTGAATGGTGTGGGACTGTATTTACTGATGACAGGTTCCTCATCTCTGAGGGCGGCGATAACTTAGCAGACTTGTGCATGATGACATTATGCACAGACTTTATTATTGCTAATTCATCATTCTCTTGGTGGGGATCTTGGTTATGTGAAAATAAAGATAAGCGTATTATTGCACCTAATAAGTGGTTTGGCACTGGTTATACTTCAGCACACGACACGTCTGACTTATATTGTTCAAATTGGGAGGTAATCTAATGGAAGAATTAGAATTTATAGAACAAGAATATATTTCTTTAAAAGAAGCAACATTTATTATTCCGTTGAGAATTGAAACGGATGATAGAATGCGTAATATCATTACCACGTTGATTTATCTTCTTCGTGGTTTTGATACTACTGTTATTGTAAAAGAATTTGATAGTGCATCAACATTTGAAGAAGCGGTTCTTCCTCAACTCAAACAAGCTTTGACTGAGAACCAGCTAAAAAATCTTGTTCATGTATTTGAGCAGACTGATAACTATATTTTTCATCGGACAAGATTGCTTAATGATATGACAATGATGGCAACAACACCGATTGTTGTTAATTATGATAGTGATATTATTCTACCAAAGCATGTTTATAAGCAGGCAGTAGATTTAATCATGAACGGATTTAATAATCCAGAATTTCCTGATGCTAAACCAGAACCAGTCAAAGTAGTTTATCCATATGGATATGGAGACTATCAACGTCAAGTATTTTTTACTGATGATCAGGCAAGTGACTTCATCAATTCTAACTTTAACTTCTTAGCATTCACTGATACTAAAGTGTGGGATGCTAAGTTTGGGTTCTGTCAGTTTTTTGATAGAGAAGAGTACATTCGATTGGGTATGGAAAACGAAAATTTTGTATCGTATGGATACGAAGACGATGAACGATACAATCGCTTTAATCAACTTTCACATGTAGCAAGAATTGATGATGCTGTATATCATTTAGAACATAAAAGAACTTCTAACTCTTGGTTTAACAATCCACATATTGAAGAGAATAGAAGTTTATTTGAATACTTATCTAGAATGTCACCAGATAAGATTTTAAATTACTATACAAATCAATCTTACATGGCAAATCGCGGTATCATTCACGGGAAGAAGATTGGTGGATAAGAACAAATCCGTATATAAACTAAAAGAATTTCCTAAATGTCTTTGGATTAATCTTGATAGATTTCCAGAACGTAGGAAATACATGGAGGATCAATTTACTTATTGGGAAATTGATGATCATCATCGCATTTCTGGTATTGATGGTAAAGAAGATGATCCCACTTCATACTTAAAAGGAACTATTCCACATAATATGAACCAAGGTGAGATTGCTTGTGTTCTTTCTCACCTAAATGCGATCAAGTATTTTTTATATGAAACAGATCTTCCTGAAATAATGATCATGGAAGATGATGTGGATCTTTCTACTGCTAAATATTGGAATTTTACTTGGAAAGAAGTAAGAAAAAGACTTCCTATTAATTTTGATACTTGCCAGTTTACAATTATTAATCCAAACGGTATTACATTAAAGTTGCACCATAGGTTTATTAATGACTTTTCTGCTGCATGTTATTTGATTACAAGGCATCATGCAGAAAAAGTTTTTAAACTTCATAATAGGGGATCTTCCTGGAAGATTGATCAAAACATTAAACCAAGGGCTGTATCAGAAGATTTAATTCTAGATAGTGGTAAAGGATATTCTACGCCATTATTTAATTATAGACTTGATCTTGGTTCTGCAATTCATGAAGAACATATTGATATTTTTCATAAAGATAGTAGAAATGCTCTCGCTGAGTTTTGGCAACATCAAGGACCTGATCAATCTGTAGATCAAATTATGGAACTTGATGAATATTGTGGTAGAATACCACCACAGGTATACTTAAATCAACAACAATGAAACTTATAGATCATATTGGCATTTTTGAAAATGCTGTTCCAGATGACATGTGTGATGTAATCATTCATGCATTTGATGGGTGGATGAATGAAAAGATGACGCCAGAAATAGAACGGTGGACGGCTTCTGGTGAAGATCAGTTTCCTGATGGAGACATGAGCAGAAAAGATGAGCAATTATATTTGGAATGTGTTGACTTAAAGTTGGCAATGCAATTGAATGTATTCATTGGGCAATGTTTTGAGCAGTATGCAAAACATTATAAAGGCATTACTCAAAATAATGATCCAGTATCATCATGGACAACTAAAGTTCAAAAAACTGTAGCGGGTGGTGGGTATCATAAGTGGCATTGTGAAAATGGTGTTTTCATGTATCGTGATCGAGTTTTGACTTGGATGGTATACCTCAATGATATTCCGCCAGAAAATGGAGGTGCTACAGAATTTTTATATCAAAAATTAGCACTCAATCCAAAGAAAGGTACATTGGTTCTTTGGCCAGCTGCATATACTCATATGCATCGGGGAGGATTTTTAACTGGTCCAATCGATAAATATATTGCAACAGGTTGGTTTGTTAGAGAACCTGGAGCAGTAAACAATAAAGTATTATCTGAATTGTGATTATCTACACCTGCATTACAAACGGATATGATAAAATTTCTGAAGAAAATTATTATGATCCAGATGTTAGGTACGTGTGTTTTTATGATGGTGAACTAGAAAAAAAAGGATCTTGGGAATTTATTGAACTTAATCTTGATATTGAATGTCCTGTAAGGAGGTCTTATCATCCAAAACATCTCCCCCATCATTATTTTGATGAGGGAGAAATTACTTTATGGATAGATGGTTCGTATACAATTACAAAAGAAATTGTAGATTATTTTAAAAATAATGTTCCAGAAAACTGTGATCTTATTTTACAAAAACATCCAGCAAATAGAAATCTCCTAGAGGAATTTTCAAAATTATATTATCACGGTTTTTCTTCTGAAGAACAGTGTATTTTAATGTCAAAAAAAATAGTAGAAAGTGGATATCTATTATCAGAATATGAGCAAACAATTAATTGTATTGTTTATAGGAAATTAAATAATAAGATTAATCAATGGTCTGAATCCTGGAGAAAATGGTATGATCTAGGAGTAAATAGAGATCAAATTTCAAGTGCTTTAGCAGAACATGAAGTTATAAAAGCACATCATATTGATGTCTTGGTTGATATGACTAAAAGCACTAGAAAAAAACATTATGGTGCAAGTTATGAAATATTAAATAAACCAAAATTATCTGAATTTAAAAAATTTAAAAAAAATATTTGTAAAGTATTTGAAGTATCATCAAAACTTTATATTAGTTCTAATAAAGTTTTTGATCAATCAGAACTTGATCGATATAAAATATCTGTATCTGAAGCAACTCCTATTGAAAAAAATAAGTTAGTAATATTCACCTGTATCACAAACGATCATGATGAATTACCAAAAGATAATTATTATGATCCTGATGTAAGATATGTCTGCTTTATGGATCGTTCTGTCACAAATCCTTTGTGGAGAATGAAGAGGCAAGTTGATGAAATAAAGTCTAGAAAACCCTTATGGAACAATGGTGCAAAAGAAATTTTTAATGATCTTCCCGTTGAATTTATTTGGTTGGATTTAAATATTAAATCTCCAAAAAGAATGGCATCTTATGTCAAAATAAATGCACATTTATTTTTTCCAGAAGGAACTCATACTGTATGGGTAGATGGATGTTATAAATTGACAAAAGAATTTGTTGATTTTTCTTTGAAATGTTTTCCATTCACAGTATTAAGACATCCGTTGAGATATAGTTATTATGACCAACTTTGTGAAGGATTTTTATCCTCTCACATTTCGTATGATCAATCTAAAAAATTTACAAAAAAATTAAAAGATGATAATTATGATTTTATTGATTACAGTAGTCCTCTTGGAACTGTTGTGTGGAGAACAATTGACGAACAAACTATTAATTTGAATAATCATTGGTGGGATTATTATTCTTCTGGACCTAATAGAGATCCATTATCTTTAGATGCTGCAATTCAAAAAACAAATTTTTTACCATCCTATATTGAAAATAGATCAGACTGTGGATTAAAGATTGGTCATGATAATAAAGTTGGACGATTAAAAAAATGTCCAAAAGAAGGAGAAGTAGATCAATGGAATAACATTGATATGTTGTTTAATGAATTAGAAAAAATAACAGAATTGGATCCTTTATTTAATATGAAAACAAAAGTTTTTGATCATATAGCATTTATGAATTACCACGAAGTTTCACATGATTTGGATAAAAAAATAAAGGTTCTTCCGATGGATAATAATAGCTCAGTTCCAAAAAATAAGATGGTTGTTTATACATGTATTACCAATGGATATGATGTGTTTCCAGATGAAAATTATTATGATGTAAACGTTAGATATGTTTGTTTTCATGACGGAACAATTGATACGACAAAAGGACCATGGGAATATATTGATATTAGAAAATATTGTGATATAAAATGCCCCAGAAGATTATCTTTTTATCCAAAAGCAAATCCTCATTTATTCTTTCCAAAAGGAACTCATACAGTATGGATTGATGGGTGTTACGTACACACAAAAGAATTTGTAGAAAATAGTTTACGTTGTTTTCCCTTTACTATGCTAAGACATGCATCTAAGTTTTCTTACTATGATGAAATGCTTGAAGGATTTTTATGTGCATTTTTTACTTATAGTGATGCATTAGAATTATCTCAGAAATTGAAAGAGGATGGATATGATTTTAGAAAATATTCTAGTCCTCTAGGAACAATTGTATGGAGAACTATTAATGAGGATACGATTAAGTTCAATGAATTGTGGTATAAGTATTCTTTAATTGGACCCAATAGAGATCAAATTTCTTTTGATGCTGCCTTACAGTTTTCGGCATCTAATCCTTTAGTATTTGAAAATAGAAATGATAGTGGTGTTCCTTTGGGGTTCTTTAATAAAAAGGGACGGCGTGGAATGCATCCTCAATATGGTGACAAAAAACAACACGAAAAGAAAGAAGAATTTTTAAAAGATCTCAGCAAAATTGTTGGATTGAGCACTAAGATATATACTAACTATAAAGATCATAATTTTTACATGGGAGTTTACGGTATATCATGATTATCTACACCTCTATTACAAATAATTACTGCGAACTTCCCGAAATTGAAAATCTTGGACATCAGTATATTTGCTTTCATGATGGTACTGTTGAACCAAAATCACCGTGGGAATTAAAAGATATCAAATATCAACATGAAGATCCTGTTGTATTATCCAGGCACCCAAAAATTTTATTTCATGAATATTTTGATGAACCTTGCGTTTATGTTGATGCTTCTCGATTACATTTGATTAATAACGATCAATTTTTTAATGTTTCTGAAATAATTTTGGAAGAAGAATTGCTTGTGATGGAACATCCTGAGCAGCACAATTATTTTGAAGAATGTTTAGAATATTATCTTAGATCTTGGGTTGAAGAAGAAAAAATTCTTTCATTTACCAAGCACGTAAATGAGTTAGGATATAATTTTTTAAATCACGATACAATTTTTGCTTGTATTTTGTGGAGAAATCCAAATAAAAATACAATAAAATGGTCTAACCTTTGGTGGGAAATGTATTTGAAATGTGGTCCTAGAGATCAATTATCGGGATCTGCTTCTCTAAAATTATCTGGAATAAATTATATAACAGAACATCCAGCTTCAATCATTTCTCAATTTGCATTTTATCGAGATTGGTGGAATGATCTTTCAGGAAAATCTGGAGAATATACTATAAATCAACAATGGAATTGGAGGGGGTTTATTGATAAGTTATCAGAACTTTCCTGCATAGACTGTAAAACTAAAATTGATCTAAATCATTTGAGATACTTGTCTTATTTCAAGAGCGGTAAAGTATATAATGAGATGATTAATTCTTTTGATTATAAAATCATTAATGATTTAGAGAAAGATGAAAAACAAATTGAGGCATATGAATTTCATAAACAAGAATTGACTAAAATAAAAGATGTAAAGTTTACTGTTTATAGTTGTATTACTAATAATTATGATAATATTCCCGATGAAAACTATTACGATCCAAATGTTAGGTATGTAATGTTCCATGATGGAACTATTGATATCACAAAAGGACCTTGGGAGTATATTGACATTAGAGATTATTGTAATTTAGATTGTCCTAGAAGATTATCTGCTTTTCCAAAAATAAATCCGCACGAATTGTTTGAACCAGGAGAACATACTGTATGGATAGATGCATGTTATATTCAAACAAAAGAATTCATTGAATATTCTAAAACTGTTTTTCCAACTAAAGGCGTAACAACATTGGAACATTGTTATCGATTTAGTTATTATGATGAAATGTTAGAAGGATTTATGTGTGGATTTTTTTCATACGATGCTGGTATGGAGTTAACAAAAAAATTATCAGAAACTAATTATAATTTTAAAGAATATATCAGTCCTTGTTGTACTATTATTTGGAGAACAGTAAAAAATACAACCCAATTTAAAGATTTTTGTGATCTTTGGTGGAAATGGTCTTTAGTTGGATCTAATAGAGATCAACATTCATTTGATGCTGCAAGACAATTTACTGAAATGCATATAACTCGTGTGCAAAATAAACCACCATCAACCATAGCAGGAGGGATTGATTTGAAATTTGATTTGAAAAACAAAAATAGAAAAGGAAAACATCCTAAACGTGGACAAATTTCTCAATGGAAACGTAGAGATGAATTTTTAAAAGAAATGCAATTTTATACCAAATTAAGTCCTAGAATTTATGCAAAGCATGAACATATTACAATGATGGATTGGAATGGGGCTTTTGAGGATGATGTAGACAGGCAAAATTATATTATGCAATCTCCCACTATGAGAAATTTAACGCATCAACAAAGTTTATGGGGAAACCCAAAATCTTTAAATGATGCAATATGGTCAGACCATAAACCTTCTCACATAAAGAGACTTGATGCAGAACGAATTGAAAAACTGAAAGCAATGAAAAACTGAGTATTTATACGCATTGACTGTCAGCGAATTCTGATATATGATAAATAATGTGAAGAAATGGAAACATTTCTTAACATAATTAATCCCACAATTACTCGGAGTTTTAAATGACTGCATCCATCGCCCAACAGCGTGGAAGCAATATTTGGCAAGAGTTCTGTGAATGGGTAACCTCAACCGACAATCGTTTGTATGTCGGTTGGTTTGGAACATTGATGATTCCTACCCTTCTCGCAGCAACTATCTGCTTCATTGTTGCTTTCATTGCTGCACCTCCCGTCGATATTGACGGTATCCGTGAACCCGTTGCTGGTTCACTTATGTACGGCAACAACATCATCTCTGGTGCTGTTGTTCCATCGTCTAACGCTATTGGACTTCACTTCTATCCCATTTGGGAAGCAGCAAGTTTAGATGAATGGCTTTATAACGGTGGTCCCTTTCAATTGATTGTTTTCCACTTTCTGATCGGTGTCTATGCCTATATGGGTCGTGAGTGGGAACTTTCATACCGTCTTGGTATGCGTCCTTGGATCTGTGTAGCATACTCAGCACCTGTTGCTGCTGCTTCTGCAGTATTCTTGGTCTATCCTTTTGGTCAGGGTTCGTTCTCTGATGCGATGCCTCTGGGTATTTCTGGAACTTTCAACTACATGCTTGTGTTCCAGGCAGAGCATAACATTCTTATGCATCCTTTCCACATGCTTGGAGTTGCTGGTGTATTCGGTGGTTCTTTGTTCAGTGCGATGCACGGTTCCCTTGTAACTTCTTCATTGGTTCGTGAAACTACTGAAACTGAAAGTCAAAACTATGGTTACAAGTTTGGACAAGAAGAAGAAACATACAACATCGTAGCTGCACACGGTTACTTTGGACGCCTTATTTTTCAATACGCTTCGTTCAACAATAGCCGTAGTCTGCACTTCTTCCTTGCTGCTTGGCCCGTCGTGGGTATTTGGTTCGCTGCTCTTGGTGTTAGCACTATGGCATTCAACTTAAACGGTTTTAACTTCAACCAGTCGTTGCTTGATAATAACGGTCGTGTGATCAACACTTGGGCGGACATTCTTAACCGTGCTAATCTTGGTTTTGAAGTGATGCACGAACGTAATGCACACAACTTTCCACTAGATCTTGCTGCTGCTAGTGCAACTCCTGTT